TTAAATCAAAATATCGATTTCTTAATTTCTAGATATAAAGATAGAGTTTCTACTATTAAAAGTATCTCTGCAACAGATATTACTAAGTTTATAATAATGTATGGTGATGCAGCTATCCCAACATCAGATTCTGTTTATACCTCAATGAGTTCTACATATATTAAGACAATTGAAAGTAATGTTCAAAAGGCGATTAATGAATACAATCCGGCGAGTGGAAACAATACTAATCAAACACCACCGGCAAATCCTCCGGCATCATCAACACCACCACCAACAACTAGTGGGGATAAAAGTATTCTTGAAACATCATATGCTCTTGGAGATTATTTCTTTAGAAATTTAAAAATAAATAGTAATGGGTCTTTAAGTGGTGATTTTGTAGTTACTAGTGATAATATATTAAGTCAATCATATCCGGCTAAATTATATCTTCCGGGTCAAATAACGTTAGTTGAAATTGCGTCATTTACTTTTAATACTAATAAAAACAATACAGGTTCATTTATAACTAATGCTAATGCTATTGAAGCTATAGAACTGGTTCGTGACGAGAGTACTTATAAAAGTACTTTTATTGTTAAAATTAACGCATTTTCTGATATATCGTTTGTAGAACATAAAGTTATTATGCCATTAGATTGTCCGGATGAAGGGTTAGATTATCGTCAGATAATTGGTGTTGGTGAGTGGGATGCAATTAAAAATGATATTTGTTGTAATTGTTATTCTAAACCATACACCGGTACTCAAATTGTTTGGGACGGAAAACCTTGTTCTAAAAATGGAACAAGTTGTTAATTTAAATTTTTCTTAACTAACAGATATTTATATATAAAAAGATTATGGATACAAAATCATTATTAGAGAATTACTTAGGTAAAAAAACCCGTACTACAGAAAAAGATATGGGTAACGGTTCAAAGCAAGTTTGTGACTTGGATTCGGGAGATTGTTATACAATTAGAATGAAAGACGGTTTAATTGAAAGAGTTGACAATACAATGAATCAAAATAGAAAAATACAAGTTGAAACAACAACTGGTGTAAAACAATTATTAAACGGATAAAATGAAAAAAGTAGATAATAGAATTTTAGAAGAAATTGCTAGATACAATTCAATTAATAGTTATATTGTAGAACAAGACGCTACATTACCACCACCTCCGGGTGAAGACCCAAACGCTTTACCACCTGCTGGTGGAGCACCGGCACCTGTTGCCCCTGCAACACCTGCGGCACCTGCTGGACCACAACCGGTTGATTTAGAAAATGACCCTGATGTTGAAAAAGTTGGTGAAGGTGATGACAAAGGTAAGACTGAAGAAATGGATATTACTGATTTAGTAAAATCTCAGAAAAAAGTTGAAGAGAAACAAGAAGAATATTTTGAGAACTTATTCCAACATTTAGATAACTTAGAATCTAAGTTAGGTGAAATGGATGGTATTATGTCTAAATTAAATGATTTAGAAATGAAGATTGAAAAATATAGAGAAAAAACTCCTCAAGAAAAATTAGAGTTAAGAACTTTAGACTCAGGTCCATTCAATCAAAAATTAAGTCAATTCTTTGATGACAAAGAAGAAGATATGGAAAAATCAGGAAAAAATGAATATATTTTAACTCAAGATGAGGTTGAAGATTATTCACCAATAGAAATTAAAAAAACATTTAGAAATTTTGATGATAGTATATCAGGGTTTCAACAAGTAAGATAATTAAAAGGGTCTTCGGACCCTTTTTTTCACAAAACAATTTGACAAACACACGGCTGACACTTATACTTTTATAAACCTTTAAATAATTTAAACACTATGGCGACAAATTCATTAGACGCAGTTTTGGCTCAATACGAGAAAGCAAAACAAGGTAGTACTTCTTCTACCTCAAAATTCACACAAGAAGAAAGAATGAAAAAATACTTTGCAGCAATCCTTACTGATAAGGAAACTCAAGGACAAAAACGATTAAGAATCTTACCAACAAAAGATGGTTCTTCACCATTTAAAGAAGTTTGGTACCACGAGATTCAAGTAGACGGAAAATTCCAAAAATTTTATGACCCGGGAAAAAACGACAGTGAACGTTCACCTTTAACAGAGGTTTACGAAGAATTACGTTCAACAGGTAAAGAGGCTGATAAAAAATTAGCATCAAATTACTTATCACGTAAATTTTACATTGTTAAAGTTATCGATAGAGATAATGAAGAAGATGGTGTTAAATTTTGGAGATTTAAGTCTAACTACAAAAATGAAGGAATATATGACAAAATTATTCCAATCTACAGAAACAAAGGTGATATTGCAGACCCTGAAAAAGGTAGAGACATTATCTTAGAATTAACTAAGGCAAAAACTCCAAAAGGAGCTTACTACACGGTAATTCAGACAGTTATGTATGATGACGCTGCTCCGGTTCACGAAAACAAAGAAATTGCTGAATCTTGGATTAACGATGAGTTAACTTGGGAAGATGTTTATTCTAAAAAACCTGTTGAATACTTAGAGGCTATTGCAAGAGGAGAAACTCCAAAATGGAACTCAGATAAAGGTGGTTATGATTATGGTAACTCTGACGAAGATGAAATGTCTTTTGGTGGTTCTAAACCATCTGCTCCGGTTGACCCACAAGCAGATGCTGAAGGTGATGATGATATGCCATTCTAATCAAACAAAACTTAGACATATAACTTGGGCACTGAGATTACTCGGTGTCCAACTTGTCTAAACAAACTAAAAAAATAAATTAATTAGACATATGGCAATTAAAAAACACGATTTTAAGTCCATTAAGGACAAATTCTCAACATCAGCAAAATACAAACCACAAAGTTTTTTTGATTTAGGTCCTGACTTCTTGGATGCGGTGGGATTACCTGGTCCGGCTATAGGACATATAAATATGTTCTTGGGTCATTCAGATACCGGAAAAACAACGGCTTTAGTTAAAACAGCTGTTGATGCTCAAAAAAAAGGTATTTTACCGGTTTTTATTATTACAGAACAGAAATGGTCGTTCGAACACGCTAAATTAATGGGTTTTGACTGTGAAGAAGTTGTTGATGAAGAAACAGGTGAATTAGATTGGGATGGGTTTTATATTTTTAATAACAATTTTAATTATATTGAACAAATAACCGATTATATTAATTCATTACTTGACGCTCAAGAAAAGGGTGAATTAGATTATAGTTTGTGTTTTATGTGGGATTCTGTTGGTTCAGTTCCTTGTAAAATGACATATGAAGGCAAGGGCGGCAAACAACATAATGCCTCTACATTAGCGGATAAAATTGGTATGGGTATTAATCAAAGAATATCGGGTTCACGTAAATCGGATTCTAAATATGAAAATACTTTAGTTATTGTGAATCAACCTTGGGTACAACTTCCGGATAATCCTTTTGGACAACCTAAAATTAAAAGTAAGGGTGGTGAAGCGATTTGGTTAAACTCTTCATTAGTGTTTTTATTTGGAAATCAAAAAGACGCTGGTACTACTAAAATTACTGCAACAAAAGATAAAAGAACAATTAAATTTGCTGCAAGAACAAAAGTTTCGGTTATGAAAAACCACATCAATGGTCTTGGTTATGACGATGGTAAAATAATTGTGACACCACACGGATTTATTGCCGGTAAAGATACTGCGGAGGAAAAAACCAATATTGAAAAATATAAAAAAGAATACGCTGAATATTGGAAAGATATTATTGGTATGGAGGGTGATTTTGATTTGAAAGAAGAAAAAGAAGAAAATTAAAAAAAATATAAATAATTATACTTTTTAATTATTTGATGATATTTATTAATATGGGAAGACGAAAAGTTGAGGAAGAAAAAAAGAAAATAAAATTGGCGGTATCTATTGACCCTGAATTACCACAATATTTTAAAGATAAATCTATAAACTTATCTTCTCTAGTTAATAAATTATTAAAAGAATATATTAAAAATGGAAATGAAAGTTTGTAGTAAATGCGGTATTGAAAAAAAACTGACAGATTTTAATAAGATGTCTAAAGTTAAATGTGGTGTTAGAAGTTATTGTCGAGAATGTCAAACAATTGATTCTAAAAAATATAGATTAGAAAATAAGGAAAAAATTAAAGAATATAATACTAAATGGAATGAAGAAAACCAAGAATATTATAAAAAATACTTTGAAAAATATTATATTGTTAATTATGAAAAAGAAAAAGAAAGAAAATTAAAATGGTCTCGTGATAATAAAGAATATTCTAACAACTACCAGAAAAAAAGAAAAAAAGAAGATATCTTGTTCAAGATTATTTCTAATATGAGAAATTCGGTTAACCGATATTTAAAATACAGGTCAAAACATACTTTTGATATTGTAGGGTGTTCTCCGGAATTTTTAAAAGAACATTTAGAAACCCAATTTACTGATGGTATGAGTTGGGATAACAGGAGTGAGTGGCATATTGACCACATCATTCCATTATCATCGGCAAAAACAGAAGACGAACTTTATAAGTTGTGTCATTATGAAAATCTTCAACCAT